TAACACCTCTCTGCTTAACTTTGAGTATATTATAACATAAATACCTATATTGTAAAATAGTTATCTTCAATTTGACTTAAATGACAGATAGTTAAAATCTTTATTACTTTCTTTTAAAATAGATATATTAGGAGGAGGTGATTAAGATGATACAAATACGAGTAAATGAATTATTAAAAAAACAAAAGAAAACAAAATATTGGTTCGTAAAAAATATGGAAGGAGGTTATCAATCACTTACAAGAATGATGAATAATGAAACTAATAGCATAAAATTTGATACATTAGAAAAAATGTGTGATTTATTTAATTGTGAAATTGGAGACATTATTGTCAGAAAAAAAGGGAAGAAGAAAAATAAGAATAGAGGTAAAATAAAAGATGAGTAAACTAATGAAACAATATCAAGAATTAAAAAAAGAAGATCCGAATTTAATTTATATTTTTCAAGTAGGAATATTTTATAATATATTAAACGAAGATGCACGAATAGTATCTAATGAAATTGGTTTGAAATTAACCGATTTAAGTCCTGAAATTATAAAGTGTGGATTTCCAATCTCCAAATTAGATAAATACACACAACTGCTTGATTCCCATAATTTAAAATATAAATTAGTTTCTGTCCATACATCTTCTAATCAAAGCACTTCTTACAATAATATTATAAAGAAAATTGAAAATATAGACATCAATAACACAACTTGTAAAGAAGCTTTTGATATACTATATAATATACAGCAAAATTTAAAAAATATACAATAAAATGTAAAAATAAAAAAAATCGCAAAAAATCGAGCCACGAGGTTTCGATTTAAGCGATTTTTATTTTTTATTAGACAAGTTATATGTCTTTATTTTTAATATTTTCTTACTAAATTGCAATAATCCAAACATACCCATCCACTTGGAGTTCTTGCCCAATTATTTTTAATTTCGTATGTATCAAACCTAGTACCATTTATATAAGTTCTTTTTATTCCATAATTTGTTCCTGGTCCAGAACGAACATTTAACCCTGAAGAAGTGTTTACTACATATAATCCTAATACAAAATTTGAATTACTTACACTATTGACACTACTTGTAGTATATCCTACTAAATCTTTTGTATATACCCACGAATATAATTCTTTTAATAAAACTTTTCCTTTTCCTACTTGCATAATTGTATAATTTCTGTTTTTAAAAGAATTAGGAATTTTCTGTCCTGTAGCATAATTTGTTGCACTTGCTGATAGTGTTACGGTACTTCCAACAGAAATATTAGGTGTTGCATTAGTGTTATTATCTTGTGCTTGTGAACTTCCAGAAGAAATAATGCAACTATCATTTACCCATCCGATATTGCCATTATTAAGTAAATATGGATTTTTAGCACCTGGTATGATTCTAGTAATCATTCCACTTTTTGTTGTTGGTGTTAATTTTTTAGTAGATGATGAAGATGTATATACACCATTTATAGTAACATTATCTCCAACATTTCTACCAGTATTATTTTTAGATTCATCAACAACAATATTCGGTGTTCCTGTCGCTGTTTCTCCTGTTAATTCTTTATATTCTGCTCTAATCATATCGTAAAATCTTTCAAGTCCGTTATCTAATGTTCTATGAGGACAATATTTACCACTTCTGTTTTGATGTGTTCCTATTGTATGTCTTTCATCTGTTATATTATCTAAAGTCCAGCCATATTGTTTCATTAAATAAGCAATTCTTTCTGCTGCATTTTGTTCTGCTTTTTCAAATTTTTCTCCTCCAGATTTAGAATAACAAATTTCTATTCCAATTGTTTTCATATTTCCAAATCCGTGTCCATCTCCTGAATGCCAAGCATTACGATTATGTTCTATTCCTTGTACTACTCTATAATCATCAATAGCTTCATGGAAAGATATTTTATAGCCATTTCTTATCATATAAGATATTTCTGACATTGCACTAGCATCATTTGCTGTATTATGTATCGTGATTCCTTCTGGTTTCATTGAATAAGGACATTTTATTGAATATTTATCTTGTGGCATTACAACTTTTGTTACTAACATTATTCAACACCTTCCTCTCCCTGATAAAATTCATCAGTTTCTCTTACTATTCCAATTCCACTTTCATTCTCATCAAGTTCTGCAAAAGTGTTTTCTTTTAGATTTAATTCTGCAAGTTCTGAGTCGTAATTTACAACTTCTTCCTCCATATAAATTCCTCCTTATAAAAAAATAATACTGGAAGATTTTTTGATTTCCTTCCAGTATTTTAAAATTACAAGAATAACTCTCTTGTATTAAATTATTGATTTTTAGCATCATATAATACAGTAGCAGTACCAATTCCACCCAATGCAGTAACCACTGCTTGTATTATACTATTTGCATCTAATCCCTCAATATGAATTACACAACCTATTACTGTTGCTATAATTCCTATCAAAATATTTTGTATTGGAATGGGTAATGTTTCGTTCCATCCAAAATGCTTTGATATTTTGCCTAAAACATAAGTAAATAACGTTGTTATAACATATACTAATAATTGAACAGTCATTGTTTTTTCCTCCTTTCTTTTTTCTAGTAATTGCTATGTTCTAATCTAGTAATTATCTCATCTATTCTTTTGTGTGCTTGTTTACAACTTTCTTCCACTCTCGTAGTTCTATCTCTATTTTCTTTTACATCATCTTTAATTGATGTTATTTCTTTCTTTATATCATCTATGCCATTTGATATAGATTTCAATTCAGTTAGAACTGTAGCCATTTGTGTTGCATCTTCTTTTACATCTTCTGTAGTATCTTTTTTCCCATTTCTTAATATATTATAAATTATTGTTATTACTGCTATTGCTACAGAAACTATACTAATAAGTGTAGATATTTCAATAACCATAACTTTTCCTCGCTTTCATTTGATAAAAAAATAAACACCTAATAGGTGTTTATTTATAATCTTCTCCTGTTATTTCCTTATATTCTTCTTTTGTTATCCATTTTCCAACTGCATTATATACTCTTGCTTCATTCCAAATTCCATTATCATAAAATCTTTTTACTTTTTCAAAATTTTTGCTCATAGTTTAGACCTCCTCCATATCAGTGTTAGTCATCATTGCAAGATATTCAATATCACCTTGCATTTTCTGTTTATCTATTTCATCTTGTGATAATTGTCTTAATACAAAATAATATCCATCTTCATAATGAACAATTTGCACTAATTCAACATGTTCAAGCTCTACAGATATTTTATCGGTTTCATTTTCAATTATAACTTTTGACAATTTTCCTTTAAAATCGTCTTCAGTTATTTTTGTTTTTGAAATATAATTATTTCCACTTAATTTTAAGTCTTTAAGTTGTGTTCCATCAGATAACGTAATTTTCCATGATTTTTCCATTTCGGTACCTCCTTAAATAAATCATAATATAATTGCGACATATTACTTATTTGTTGCATTGACATTTTTTTATAATTTCCTGCCATCCAACTTTTAAAACTATTTTCTATATCATTGCTTTTCATTTTTCCTTTATCCAATAGTCTTTTATATGCTTTTAGTTTTCTTCTTTCTCGAGTTACTGTTTTTGTACTTATCTTTTTTATTATTCTTCCTGTTGGTGTTAGTGAATAATTTATTTGTAATACTTTAAATTGTTGAGATAATTTTACTATTCTTGTTTTCCTATCATTAACTATTAATCCTAGTTTACTTGATATAATTTTTATTTCTTTTAGTAATTGCTTTAAAAATTCTTTATCTTGATGAATGATATAACTATCATCCGTATATCTTCCATAATATTTGCATCCTCTAACAATTTTTATATAATTGTCTATTTGTGATGGATACGAAATTCCTATATTTTGAGATGGTTGACTTCCAATATCTACGCCTTTTCCATTTTTATTATCTATATTAAATACATCAAATAGATTTTTTAAAATCCACATAGTAATTTTTGCTTCTTCAGGGTTTACTTTTCTTAAAAAATATTGTAACTTCTTTAAACATAAATCATGAGGAATACTTGCATAATATCCGCTAAAATCAATTAACAATATGTATCCCTCATTACTTTTATATTTTCTATAATATTGATGTAAGTGTGTTTCAAATCTTTTTCTATGAAAAGCCACACCTCTATTCTTTTGACTTGCACCATTATCATAGATTAAATATGGAGAAATAGCTGGACTTAAAACATTATCGCAAAGTAAATGATTAATTGTTTTATCAACCATATTATTACTTGTAATATGTCTTATTTTTCCTCGTTCATTTATAGTAAATTTTTTTCCTGCTACTGGTTTATATTTCCACTCTTTCAAATCTTTTAAAATTTGTGCTGTTTCTATCAAATGGTTCATTTCGAACAATTGTGATTGATATTTAAAAGGTGCTCCTTGAATTGCCTTTGTTCCAGCTTCATAAATTTTATTTGCATCATAAAAAATATTCATAAAAATCACTTTAATAGTATTACTGGTCGTAACCAAATACATAATGATTAGTATTTATCAATTCTGCTATTGAAGGGATAATCTTTCCTTTCCTTTTCCCATATCCATACGATGGAATCAAGTCCATATAAATAAATTGTATGGGTTGTGAAATCAGGACGAACACCGTTGACATTCGAAGCGTTGTTGTAACTCGAATTACCATTGTTGCTGACATTCGCGAAATTCGTAGAAGAAACGACATACAAAGATTACCCACTAATTATTATTTTTTTATATTTTTTAAAAACCTATTGTCAGTTTGTCGAAGTGATTTTATCATATTAAATTCTTTTTGAATTTCTAGAACCAAATTCATATACTTATTCAAATCAGCATATAAACATTCTCCTGCATATTGCAATTCATCTTGAAGTGCATTACAACAAGCCATAGCTCTGTCCATTTCTATACGTCTTTCTTCAAACTCTGACATATATGTTGGAAATATTGTATTTGCAATTCTTAAATGCCTACTTATTCCTGTTGCTAATTCTATTACATTGTCTGATACTCTATTTATTTGATTTCTATAAAATTTATACATATTTTCTTTTATTCTTATTTGTTCCTTTTCATCAAGTCCTTTTATTCTATTGTTTATTTTCTCTTCTATTTTTGAAAATGTTATATAAAAATTATTTTCTGCTAAATTTGTTACTGCCATTCTTATCATATATGCATTATGAATTGTTTGCAATTTTGATTCTTTTCTTTCACTTTTCTTTATCTCTGACATTGTAAAATAATACTATTTCTCCTTTTCTATTTTTTCAACAGAAATTATATCATTTTTATTTTCTTATTTTAACTATCTTGAAAGCTAACTATACTATATGACAGGGCATAAAGCCCTGTCGATGTCTGATTACACGATTAGGAAAGCAGGACGAACACCGCCGACATTCGAAGCGCCGACGCAACTCGAATAACCAGAGATGCTGACACGCGCGAAATCCGCAGAAGAAACGACATCTCTTAACCAGTACCAATATCTATCTCCAGCATCATTTCTAGCAACAATCGAATCATGTCTTAACCTGAATAATGATAATTGAGAATTGTCTATTTGATAATTGTTAGGAAATGTAGATCCATTTGTAGCATTTTTGAATATTTGACAACCATAAACCATTATCTCATTCATCAATTCTATATCAGAATCGTACCATGTTCCTCCGGTCTCACATCCATTTGAAACTGCATTTTGTAAATGATTTCTATGCTTTAATATGTGACTTGTTTCAAAATCATTTTTTATTACTGTTTTAAATTGTGCTAAATTTGTTTTATACATCGCACTACCAATATAAGCTCCATCAGTTATATTACTAGCATTCATTTGTGCTGTTCCCATTATTCTTTCCGGTATCATCAAAACATGAGGTTTTGTACATTCTGTATCTCCCATGTGTAATCTATAATTAATATCGGCTACTAAATATTTTCTACCACTTGTTTTTCCTATGATATAATCTCCAACGAATATATCATCAAATGTTCCTGCTGCAATTTGTTTACTTAATGTCCCATCATAAAATAAATCAGTAATATCTTTTCCTCTATAAATACTATTATGTGCACCTGCATTTTTTTCTACAAGTGCAGTAAGTAATGTGGAAATTTTAACTTTTTTAGTTGTTCCATTTTCCACATCAACAACAGGTAATATATCTGTTGTTTGAAGATTCTTTAATTCTTCAAGTTCTGAAATTTTTTTAATTCCCATAATTGTAAAATCCTCCTTATTTTTTTACATTCCAACTACTAATCTTGTATTATCCTCTGTTGCAATATAATATCCATCTTCTGTTATAATTGGCGAAATTGCATCTTCTAAATTCTCTCTTGTTTCATTTAAAATAGTAGTTAAATTATCTATTTCTAATTGTATTTTTCCTGCTGCATCTTCTGACAACTGATTTTTCATCTTTTCAAACCAATTAGTAAACTCCTGTTCTTCAGTATTAAAGAAATTTGCCATAATATTTTTAAATTCTGTAAAATATGTATCGTGTTCCGCTTCTTGATCTTCATAATATTTCTTATATGCCTCTTGCCATTGTGCATATAATGTTGATGTATCAACTTGATATATTAAACTTGTAACCCAAGGACATTCACTACTACCTCTACAGTCTTTTATTAAGTCTTGTGTAATTTTTATACAAGATGGACTAATCGTAATATCAGCTAATCTAAATTCAATGATGTTTTCTTCAGTATTTATTGATGGATGTACTGGGTTGCTTGATGCAGTCCCTTTTCTATATACTATATTTCCTGCTCTTCCTAATTGAGTTTTATCCATTTGAGCTATAATACTGTCTATTCTAGTTAATACATCAGAATTTTGTGCTGTAGTTATTGTCAAATTGCTTGGATTTTCAAACCACTTATCCCCAATTAGTGCATAACCTGCTGAAACTATAATATTCATCCCATTATTTGCAGTAAAAACTTGCAAATAATCGGAAGGTTCACCTTTTGGAGTTGCAAAAACACCATTACTTATTAATTTTCTATATGGTCTATTCATATCATCTGCTGAATAAACACGATCATTATTTATCGCATCAAAAAAACCAGCAGTAACTTCAAATTTTACATCGTTTTCCATTTTTGCCTCCTATTCACTTTTTATATTTTGAAATGTCGGTTCCATTTTATATTCATTATCATCTATACTCTCTAATATTTCAGATATCCTAACATTAATTGAAATTCCATATTCATTTACAATATTTACAATATCACCTAGATTATAATCATCTTTATATGTATAATTAGCTCCTATAATAACATCTCCTGTAAAAGATGTAATTGATTTATATTCAGACATTTTTTCATATCCAACACTTTTTAGGTTTTCAATATAAATATTATTACATAATACTACTTCAGTAATTTCTCCATCATCATTTTTTGTTAAAATAGCTATATTAGTTCCGTTTACTTGATAATATATTGTGCCATTTATATTCTTTTCATTACCATTAGGATAACTACTTAATAATTCATCATAATCAATTGAACTTGAAACATCTCTTGCATCCACATATAATTCATGTCTGTTAATTCCTGTCCCACTACCAATTGTAACAGTTTTTCTTTCTATTCCTTCGCCTTCTCCTGCAACAATAGCAATATTTTTTATATTGCTATCATCTTTGGTATAATCCGTTGTAGATATGTTATCATAGTTTTGTGAAAATTGAACATAATCACTTCTATCTTTCCCTTTATATAAAGAAAATACAAATTTTCTATCTTTTATAACAATTTTATATCCCCACTCGTAATTCTGACATAATTCTTGAATTTTTGTACCTACATAATCATAAGTAACTTGTTCTCTTATTGTTTCTTTAAATCCTACTTTATCTGCTAATACAAAGTTTTCTATTTTTCTTTCTTTGTTGGTAGGATTTATTATAGAATCCGTAATTAAAGTTCTTATATAATCTTCAACTAATCCATTAAAATTCGTTTGTTTGGCTACTATTCTTGAATTTAGTATGTTTTTTATATCTGTACCTGTTATAATTAATTGATCTCCATTTTCTTCATCAGTTTTTATTTCAATTTTTGTTATTTCGCAAACCATATCGTCTTTTTTCCTAGCAATATATTTGCATTCTTTTATTTTTTTGATATTTTCAATAGTTGCAGAAATAACAAGTTCACAATCTCCCAATTCATTATATCTAGGAACCCATAAAATACTTGAATACATATCTATTATGTATTTTTTAATTAAATCTTTATCTAACAAATATAATTCATCCATATAATTCTATACCCCTAAATATACACGATAATATTTAAAACTAATATCCACTAGCATATCCTTCTCTCCATCATCAGCTAAAAAACTAAATCTATTATCTCCAATTCCTAATTGAAAAAATGTTGATTCACTTCTAACTTGTGGAATTAAATTATATTCAACCGCTTCTCTAGTTAAAATTACCGATTTTTTTCCTCTATTACAATTAATTATTAATTTATCATTTTTCATAAACTCATAATCAATTATAAAATTTTCTCCTGTTTCAATATTACGAATTTCTAGCTTATTTACAGTTCCCATAAATCCAATATTAATAATTAAACCTGTTTCACTTTCACTATCGTTTATAACATTTGTTACCTTTTCAAGATCTACAGAAGAAATTGCAATAGGTTGATTACTATTTATAGAAAATGGGAAAGAGAATTTTTTTATTGTTTTTGAAATACTTTGAACTATTGTATTAATATCTTTAAAATATGGGTCAGGACATAAAATAGAAATCTGTGCAACTTGCTTTTGAACGAATATTGGGACTTCAAAAGTTTGCACATATCCTTCTATAAAAACATTTCTGTTATCATCTTCAAAATAAATTTTACACCATTGTTTATTTCTAAAATATTTATAAAGTTTTAATCTATTTTGAGAAACATCTCCATTTATATATACTGTAATAACAATTTCCCTATTGGGAATTTTTGAACTATTAAAGGCAGAACCATCTCCATTTGCATAAGTTGAAGTATTTATATTAGCATTTGGAGGGGTTATTCCTTCTATATTTGCTATTTGATAATCTTCTTCGTTATCAGTTAATTCAAGGACTGCTCCTTTAATATTTTCAACTTTTAAAGTAAACATTTTTTATTTCCCTCCTATGCATTTACTAGATTTAATAAATTCCTTGTCTGTCTATATAACTCTAGTCTAGATGGTTGTTTTGGAGCATTTATTACTTGAGTAAAATTATTAACATTAGATGTTGAATTAGATATATTGTTAATATTAGAAGTATTGTTTTTCATTTCTTCTTTCATATCATTTGCAACAGCTTTTATCCAGCCTTTATTTCTTTCAAGAGGAACAACCGCTTCTGCTCCACTTCCTTCAAGTAAACCAACTTGTCCTTTTTCTAATATACCACCTCTATATAATTTTGGTATATTTAATGTATTGATTCTTGATATATTTACACCTGGAATTGCATTAATTATTCCTATCGCTCCATTAATCATATTAATAAATCCATTTACTGTATTTTCTATCATTCCTAATAATCCATTAATACCTGATTTAACAGCTCCACTAATTGCATTTCCTATATTAGTTCCAATGTTTGAAAATTTATCACTTATTGTATTCCATAATCCTCCGAAAAAATTACCAATATTGCTAAAAATACCAGTAATATTATTCCAAGCTTCTCTAAATCTATCTCCAAACCATCCTCCTACATTAGAAAATACATTTTGTATTCCTTGCCAAGCACCTTGAAAAAATGATCCTAATTGTTCAGGTAATTGTGCTAATCCTTGGAATATAGAACTAATTATCTGTGGCAACGCCTTTAATAATTCCAAGCATATAGTTGGTATTGCTTGAACTAATGCCATAAATAATTGAATTGCACCTTGTAGTAATACTGGTATATTTTGTATTAAAACATTAATTATAGTAGTAACAATAGTTGGTATTTGAGGAATAAGTGCTTGTATAATCAATGGTATTGCTTGAATAATAGCCATTAACAATTGCACTGCTCCTTGTAATACAATTGGTAAATTTTCAACTAAGCCAGTAATAATAGTATTTATTATTGTTGGAATTGCATCTACTAACGCAGGAATTATAAGTGGTATAGCTTCAACTATTGAATTTAATAATTGTACTGCTCCTTCTATCAATCTTGGAATTGCATCTGTTAATCCATATAAAATAGTATTTATTATTTCATCAAGATTTTCTGTTAATGCAGATATTATCTCAGGGATTGCTTCAATAATTCCCATAAAGAAACTAAAGGCTGCATCGATAAGATCTGGCAAACTGTCAACCAATACTCCAATAATCTGATTTACAACTTGTACTAATGCAATAACTAGGTTTGGAATTGCATCTGTTAATCCATTTACAAGACTTATAATAATTTGAACTCCTGCTTGAAGTAATTGTGGAATTGCCATCTGCAAAACATCTATTATTTGAGGTATAATACCAATTATTGCATCAACAACCGTTGGTAAAGCTTCAATTATTCCCTGTAGTAATTTATTCATTCCATCCATTACATCAGGTAATAGTTCTGTTATTAAATCAACAATTTGTGGGAATAACTCGATGAGTAATGATATAATACTATCAATTACAATTTTTACTTTTGGAACTATATTTTGAATAACAGTTCCTATACTATCTATTAAATTTTCCATTAAAGTATCAAAATTTGCATTTTCATCTGCCATGCCAGTTAATAAATTACTCCATGCAGACTTCATTGCTCCAATAGATCCTTGAATTGTTGTACTTGCTTCTTTTGCAGTAGTTCCTGTTATGCCCATATTATCTTGAACCAAATGTATAGCTTCAACAACATCAGCATAACTTTCAATTGTCAAATTTCCAGCTTGTCCTTGTGCTTTTGCTAATTTGTTAGCATCTCCAATAAGTCTTTCCATTTCACTTTTAGTTCCACCATATCCAAGCTTCAAATTATCAAGCATTGTATAGTTTTGTTTTGCAAAACCTTGATATGCATTTTGTATAGATTCCATTGATGTACCCATTTTATTTGCATTGTCAGACATATCTGTAATTGCTTTATCAGCTACTTCTGCTGATTTTGCAGTATCACCATTTAAACTTTGTAATAATGATGCAGAAAATGAAGTTACAGTGTCCATATATTCATTTGCAGAAAGCCCAGCAGTTTTATATGCATTATTAGCATAATTTTCTACAATGCCTGAGCTGTCCTTAAATAATGTTTCAACACCACCAACTAATTGCTCATAATCAGAATAACTAGCTATTGCCTGTTTACCAGCATTAAGTAAAGCACCACCTAATTTCAAAATCCCATTTATGCACCCTTCAACCGCATCTGCTGCTAAATTTGCTAATGCTCCTTTAAGAACTGTAAAACCACCATTTGAAGCATCATCTGCTGATTTCCCAGCACTATCGATACTTTTATCTAATTTATCAGCAGCACTATCAAGTTCCTGCATTTTGGTTTTATTATCATTTAAATCACCTGATAATGTTTTAATTTCTTTTGCTAAATTTTGGGCTTCTGATGAATTTTTACCATATTGTAGTACCGCATTCTTATATGCCTCTTTTGTATCATCTACCGCTTTTTGTTGATCGTCTATTGTGTCAGATAATTTACTTGTACTACTATTAGCTCTTTCTTCAGCTTTTTGTAAATTTTGTAATTGTGTACTATAATTACTGTATTCTTTTTCAATTTTATTTACCGCAGCCTCTTGATTGTTAATAGTAACTGTTAAATTCGATATTTGTTGTTTTATGCTTGAATGAGCTTGTTCTGCGGAACTCAATTGACTTTGTAAATTTCTAACTTCATCAGAATTTTCTCCATAGGCTCTTTTTGCATCTTCTAGTTTTTTCTTCAAATTTTCAATTTCACTAGCAGACTGCTTTTCATATTTTTGTGCAGTTTGTAACTGCGTTTGATATGATTGCAATTTACTAACTTGTGCTTCCATCGTAGATTTTAATTGTTTCAACTTTGCACTTAAACCATCTGTAGACTTTGTCCAATCATCCATACCAGAACTTGCTTTTTTAAATTCGGAATTTGCGAGTTTAATATAATTATTAGCTTCAGATATATTCTTTTTTAAATCCGATATATCCAATTTATATCGAGTTGTAATATCTTCTCCTTTTGCCACTTACTTTCCTCCTTTCATCAAGCAAACTAAAACCAGCTATCACTAGCTGGTCTTCTTATTTGTTTTTTCCTTTTATTTTTATTGTTTTGATTATTTGCTTCATCATAAATTCGTAATCTTCTAACTAATAGAAAAATCTCTCTCATTTTTTCTTTTCTTATTGAAAATGGATCAACCGTTGGAAAACGATTACATATTTCCATTTCAAGTTCAAAGAATATTTGATAGAGGGGAATAGCAGTATTCCCCTCTTCTAGTTTTTTCCATCATTTCCTTTTGTTATTTGATTTATAGAATAAGCTATAATTTCGGCTATAACATTCATTATTTCTTTTAATTTTGTATGTCTTAATTCTTCATCTGTTAATCCATCAAAAACTTCTTTTAGCAATGGTTTAACAATATTCATTGAACTTGCCAAAACTTTTGCAATTGCTTTTAGTAACTCTGCTTTGTTACTAGCTTGAATATTATCAATATCAATAACATCCAACAAATCTTCTACTGTTCCAAACATTAAATCGTAAGTTTCAGCAGTATATGTTTTTGTTATTTCTTTTTTGTCGTAGATATTTAATTTTAAATCCATATTTTTTTCCTCCTATTAGGCTTTTGCCTTTAAAGTATCTATTGTTGTAACAGTATCAAAGAATGTACTAACATCTGCTAGGTCTTTAGATACATCAACATTAATAGCTTTTGCAGTTTTACCTGTTTTGGTGAATTTATGTGTTGTTGAAATTCCTGTATATGTTACTTCTTGACCGTTAGAGTCTGTTCCATCATTTTCTGTTGCATGTGTACTATCAGGAATACTAAATGTTCCTTTATGTCTCCAAACATATACTTCATCACCATTAGTTTTCTTTGTTTTATAACCAAGAGCAAAGTATTTGGTTTTTCTTTCTCCCTCAATTAATGTTCCTGTTGTTTCATCATAATCTTGTCCTGTTATAAATGCTAATTTATCTAATGGAAGTACAGATGTAGAACATTTTATTTCATCTGCACCAACAGAGTTGATTACAATTGCAGCCATATTATTATAATATTTTGATTCACTTGAATTACTTGTACTTTTTGAAATTTCTCCAACACCAGCTAATTCATATACCTCTCCTGTTTTGTAGCCTTCTCCTTCTTTATTATTATCAGATAATACTTCTGCCACAACTAAATCTGTGACACCTCTATACTCAACGATTTCATCTAAATTCTTATTCATATAGATTTTACCTCCTTATAAATTTTCTATTATTCTTACTGCTATACCTCTTCCAGTTTGTGTGGGTTCATCACTTTCAACATCATATCCTTTGCCACTCACAATAAACCCATCCCTTTTTAATTTTTCTTTTAAATTTAATAATTCTTTATCTATTAGGTCAGAATTGTTAGAATAAAATGCAACAATAAAAAGCCATACAATTTTATGTTCTTCATTATTGTAAAAAGCATCTCCATCAGAAGACATATTTTTAAAAGTGAAGTACGATTCAGGATAACCTTCTTCTTTATTCATCGTACCTTGTTGAAAATATGGATAATTCATGCTCTCTAATACTTTTGTTAATTTATCTTTCATTTACCCTTCCAACCTCCTTATTTCATTATTAAATATTTCTTGTTGTGCTTCTAATACTTCTTTTCTTGTGCTTGTACCCAAAATTGCATTATACATTTTTTTATCTTTTTTATGCTCTGCCATAATTCCAAGATTTTTTCCGTATTGGTTACTAACACTGTGGCTTTGTGTTCCATACATCAAAAAAATTGAAGCTAGTCCACCCTCGCTTATGCTAAAACCTACTTTTACACTTGCTAATGTACCAGCCCATTCAATTTCTGCTTCTTTTTTCAAAGCTTTTTCAGTTCTCTTAGTTTCATTATGTGGTGTAATCGCTTCTTGTGCTTTTTTTGTAATAATTTCGTGGGTTTTCTTTAATGATTTTTCTGATATATTTTTTGTATTTGCATTTAATTTATTAAGCCTTGCTATTGCTTCATTAAAACCCTCAAATTCCAAATAAGCCTTGTTACTCATACTAAGCACCACCTTTTAATCTTTTGACCTTAAATTTTAAAAATTGATGTCTTTGATTTATATCTTCAGGTTCATTTATTATATCGAATACAGCCTTATCTTCAGCTCTTGCAATTCTGCAAACACCAGTAATATCTGATCGATACATAGTTTCAATGTTTGCTGTATCTTCAATGGAATACACACCATTTACCGTTTTCTCCGTTCCACCATAAGTTTTAAAACTGCCAAAAAAAAGATTAATAGAATTACCATTTTTATCTTTTTCTGCTAATGCTTCATCAACAGTTGGATATTCCTTATTAGTGATACCCTTTTTTGTTGAAATCTTTGGTATAAGTAAAACAAGTGGAATAGGATTGGTTATATTTATTGAAAATCCACTCATTTTCCATCACCATCCTTATATGCTAGTTGAGTAGCTCTTTGCCAAAAGTATGATGATAAATTTGCTTTTTGAAAATATACATCATCAACACCTCTTGCAATCACACCAGCTGATTTTACATCATTAACAACAGATGATGGAATTCCTCCATCTATCATCAATTGTTGTATTTCAGCAATCCAATTTTTAAGAATTGTATCTTGGTAAGTTCCTGTAATTCCCAAGCATTCCTTTACTTTTTCTAACATATTACTGCTCCTTTTTTAGTCTACTTTTTCAACTAATCTTCTTGTATCAGATAATAATTCACTTGCTCTTTCTTTCTCAAATTCAACAATATCATTTTCTTTATAGTCTCTATCATTGTATTTGTCTGTAAATGCAATCCTAATTTTAAGTTTTATTTTTTCATTATCTGATCTTTTGTTGTTTGTCTTTCTACTTGTTTTTTCTTTCTCTTCTTGTTCTTCTAAATGTTCTGTCTTTTCTTCAGTTTTTTCTATAGATTCTTCATCTACATCAGTATTTTTTTCAATTGTAACTTCAGGTGAATTAACATCTATTACATCATTTTCCTTTAAATCTTCTCCTGATACAATATCATTTTCATTAATTACAACTTGTTCTTTTTCAACAATTTCATTTTTTTCAGCAGTTTCATCTGCTTGATTTTGTGTTTTTGCCATTTTATATACTCTCCTTTTTTAAAATAATGAATTAAGGGGATTCTCATCCCCTCATCTTACCCTTTTACAGATTTTTTTAATAAATAGATATAGTTTGTGTTTAATGGTTTACCATCTAAAATAACTAAACCTTTTGTAATCCATTTATTTTTATCTTCATCGAAATATCTCTTATATCCAAATGTCATATTTGAGTTAATACCATAAGCTTTTTCAGGAACCCAGAATATTCCAAAATATTCTCCATTTGCACATAAATCAAATGATTTGAATAAATCTTGTTCTGTTCTAAGTACAGGATATTCATTGAATTTATATTGTTTATCACTAGCATCAAATCCAGCCTTATTTATTGGTTGATTATTAGCATCTTTTAAAGTACATAAATTACCTACATAAGTTTGTTTTGCCATAGCAAATTCAGGATTAGCTCCTTCCATTCCTAAAGGTATATTAGCAAATAATTTTTTCTCCCATGCTGTCCAATCTGCAATTTCTTCTTCTGTAAATTCTATAATGTTACTTGCTGGTATTCTTTTTAATCCTGCTGCAACATCTGTAAGAATTCCAGTTGGTTGTGCATTTCCTGTACCTTTTAAAACTGCTATATCTCTAGCTTTTAAATAAGCAGTTAATAAAGCATTTATTAATTCTTTTTCAAATACTTCTACACTTAATATGCTTTGAAGTAATGATTGTGCTATTCTTATTTCTCCAATATGGTAAGAGAATACAACACTTCCTGTAGCTCCATCAACTTTTTGATCTTCGCTGACACCATGTTCTTTGTCAGCTCCATCTGTTCCACTCCATGTAAATGTTGCATCAAAGTCAGATATTGGAACTTCAACACCACCTTGAACATTTAACATACGAACTCTTGAAGAAAATTGTCCATATGAACCTTCTATTTTTTTAATTAATTCTTGTAATACTGTATGTGGAATCAATACTCCTAATGCATCACTTGTTACTTCTCCTGCTGCTCTTGTTTCAGTGCGATATTGTGTTAATATTTCATTTAATTTTGCACTTCTTGTTCCTGTTTGAGCATATTGTTTGAAAGCCATTCTATATTCCATTGAAGAAAGTATATCTTCTTCATTATTTGAAGCTTGTCCTCTTTGATTCATTTTTGCTCCTCCTATAACGTTTAAAACTGCATTTGGATTAAATCCATTTGCACTTCTTCCTTCATTTGCTTTATCATCTTTTTTGTCATCTTTGTTATCTTCTGCACCTTCATCTTTGCCATCATCATTTCCGTTGTCTTCTTCTAATTTTTTTAATTGCTCTTCTGCATCATTTATTTCATCACGCAAAGCTATTAAAGTTTCTCCTAGACTTCTTACTTCTGTAATGTCTTGTGAATTCTTCATTCTTTCCTCTTTTTCTTTTAACTCTTGTTTTTTTCTTTCAATTAATTTCTTTAAAAAATCTTTCATTTTAATTTCCTCCTAATAAATATTTAATTTTTAGCTTTTCAAGCTCTAATTGCTTTGGAGTAGTCTCCACCGCTCCACTTCTAGCAGTCTCCACCGCTAGGCGTGCAGTATCCACCGCACTTTTATCTCTAGCAGCTATCGAAGTATCTTCATATGCAGGAAATGTTACTGCACTAACTTCAACAACTGTTGAAATTGATTTTATATGTCTTGTTGGATAGTCTGTGTCTAGCCCTTCCCATTCTTCATCTTCTATTCCAAACATAAATGACATACCTGTTATGTCGCCACGCTCTATTGCACTATATAAATTTCTAGCCTCACTATTATTTTCTACATCTAGTTCTACTCTAATTTCCATACCTTCATCATCAACTGTTAATTGCATTGTAGAATTTTTTGTATTTTTCCTTGATCTTGCAAGTGGTATTTTAGATTGATCATGATTTACAAGAAATCTAACATCTTCCAGATTGGTTTTCTTCAAAGCCCCTCTTTCAATTATTTCTGCGAAAAAACCTCCTATGTCTGTTTTACTATCATACACAATTGGTCTTCCAACAATAATGTTTCCTTTCTTTTCATCCTTTTCTGCTCTAATTTCAAAGTCGTAATTTCTTCTAATTAGTTCATTCTTCATTTTTGTTACCTCCATCCTTTTTTATTTTGTTATTTTCTGCATTTGCTTTATTACTTGACATAGCAATTTGTCCTACTAATTCAGGAAGTGGTTTCATTCCAAATGCTGTACGAACTTCATTTTTATAGCAACTTCCACTATCAACCAGTAAATCAAATAAATCTATTTTTTGTCCTGTATCCATAAAAATCAACTCATGTGGATATAATACAACCGCATTTCCAAAGCCTTTCTCCCTTTCCGTGAATAATCCCATTGTGATTGCTTCTCCTGTTTTCTTAATTATTGGTTCAAGACTTTTTTGATAAAAAGCTTCATATTGAGCTTTTGTATAATCTCCTGTTAATATTGGAAGAGAAACTCCCCAATTTCTTAATATCTTTTCATCAATAAATTTTAATGTTGTTGCATCTACTAATTCTATTTTATTTTGTAATGGTATATATTCTCCTTTTATATCTAATGGTAAAAATCCACTTTCATTTTTAGAAAGTCTTTCTTCTATGGCTTTTATATTTTTTTCCATCTTTCCATCATCTAATAAAGTGTTATATTTAATTACTCCATTAATAGAAAATGAACTCTTTAGAGCTTTAGCAACTCCTTGTAATAAAGTATCATTTAACTCTAATGTTTTTAATAATGCTTTATTATCTGGTTGTCCAAATTCATTTCCTCCCATTAGTTCATTTATTGAATATCTATATCTAATATGTATAACATCTGAATAAGCTAATATTGTCTCATATCCATTAAAAAACTTAAATTTAATTCCTAATTTTCCTTTTGGATCTTGTAAAAAAGTAACATCTGTTGGTTGTATTGGATAGAGTGCTGTAAATTCTTTATCTCCTTTGTTATTTCTTACATAAGTTGGAATAATAAAAGCATTATAATTAAGAAATAATTGCCAAAATACTTTTTCAAAGAAATCACTCTGTGTCATTCTTTCATTTGGTTGATTTAATAATCTTTGAATTGTGCTACTTTCAACAGGTACTAAATCACTTCCATTTTTTCTGATATGAAATGGATTTACTTTTGTTAATTCTGTTACTAAACATGATATAGCTTGTTGCACTACATCACTAGCATATATATCTTGACCAAATTGCGAAAAAATTGGAATGTATCCATTTAGCATTTCAGCATATTTCATATTATCATTTTTAGGTTTCTTAAATTTGTTAATAAATTCAATTAGATTCAATGCTTTTTACCTCCTTAATTTCTAAAATATCACATCCTCTATTATTCATATAAAAAGAATACATTGCCTCTTCTTGATTTATCGCATTAATATTCTCAATACGAATATTAGAATTTTTTTGATATTTAATTCTATATTTTTTCATCTACTTCTCCTTACTATCTTATAAGTTTATGAAATTCATTACGATAACGTCTATATACTTCATATAGAATAATCAATGTAACTGCTCCATCAATTCTTTTACTTGCTTGATTCTTAACTTTTACACACATTATATTTCCATAGTTGTCCATTTCCATTGCTGAATTCCCTAAACACCATTTGTCCATAGAATTTTTATTATAGTTAATTTTTTGGTCTTGTAATTCGGCTTCTACAAGTTTCATTGCATTTGATAAAACTTTTCCTTGTAAAATCATTTCTGTTTCAAAACTAAATTCATTCATTCTATCTGTAAATGGTTTTGAAAATCTTTGATCATAACCTGCCATGTAAGTTTTTATTCCATAATTTTTATATAATTCATAAAACCAATCTGCTATTTTAGAGATATCAATTTCATTTCCCTCATGTATTGTAAGTAATCCTTCTCTTGCCCATTCTTCATATTTTGCTCCTGCTTCTTTATCGTTACTATCCTGTAATTTACTTTCTGGTATCCAATAATGCGAATATACATATTTGGTTTTATCATTTGGTTTCATCAATAATATTTTTGCATTTGATAAGTCTGTTGTTTCTGATAAGTCAACAGCACCCAAACAAAAAGAACCTCTAAAATCTTCTAGATTAAAAGGTTCTGTTTCATAGCTATAATCTTCAAGCATTAGCCATGATTGAGCATTATTTTGTTTTATATTAAAATCTTTACAAAGAGTATGCATTCTTTTGGATTTTGATGTTTTAGATTTTTCAATTTCCCCTCTTAATGACTTCCACTTTTTTACCACTCCTAAACCCGGATTTGATTTATACCAACTTTGTTCATCTTGCCATATTTCTTCTTCACTATCTTGTGTATATAACCATGGTAAATAATGTATATCATTAGTTTCATCAAATAAAACTTCTCTTGCATATTTTAATTCGTTATCTAAATAACCATCATTTATAAAACCTTCAGTTGTTAAATTTATAAATAATGGTTCATCTTTTGTTGACATTGATTTCTGCCCTGCCTCTGCTATTTCATCATTTGGTGCATCGTGGCTTTCATCCATATACATTTTATCTATATTTCTACCATCTTTGTTTTGAGTCTTACTTGACATTTTAAAAATAGTAATGTTCTTTTTTGTATTACATATAGCAGACATATTTCTGTGTGTAATTCTTGAATGTGGATCTATTCTTTTTCTCATATTATCTATTTCATTCCATAAAAGACTGGCCTGTTTGTCATCATTAGATGCACAAACAATGTCCATCCCACCTTCTCCAATTCGCAAATCAGTGTGAGCATCTGCTGCCATTAATGTTGTTTTGCCGTTTTTTCTTGCAATTAGTAAAATTACATTTTGAAATCTTCTTGCCCATCTATTTAATTCTTCATCAAAAAACTTAAAAGAATATACAACTTCTATAAATGCCTTCTCCCAAAGTAATAATTGCATTGGAACATTATAAAATGGTTTTTTACTTTGTAAGCACAAGTTCTCCATAAATTCTATTCTTAAATGACTTTCACTTGTATCATATCTATATTGGGGATTGTCTAAATCTTTAATTAATTTTTGTAATTCTGTTTTTAATTCTAATCCAACTATTATATTTCCTTTTTGTATTTCTTCATAATATTGCTTTAAATAATTAACCTCCAAATTTCTGTCGCTCCTCTAGAAATTTTTGAACTGGATCATCTTCTATTTCATGTCCATTTATCATAGAATACACCATTCTTATTGCATTCATATAACTTTGTGAACATTCCTTATATAATCTTGAAGCTTTAGTTGTTCTTTGTTGAGTTGGATTTTTAGGATTTACTTGTATAAATGGCAATTTTTTTAATTCTTCCATTCTTTCTTCCAAAAAGGCTATATTGTCTAACATTGGATTTATTAATTGTTTCTTGTTATCCTCTATATCTTTAAAAATTTCATCTAAATTTTCCCTTCTTGTCAAATATAATCCCTTCTTTCTGTATCTATTTTTTTCAATTCAAAAAAAATGAAAATTTTGCTTTGTGTGAAAAAGAGGTTCCCCTTACAGTCCCCACCATAAAAATATGAATCTGCCTTGGCGGGGGGCTATTCTTGAAAACTCTCAAACCATTCATTTATATATTTTTTCCAATTTTCATCTTTTGCTCTACTTAAACATATTTCTTTATCACAATCAATATATATAAGCTCTGCACCTAGTTTATCAGCAAGTCTTTGTCTTTCCATCTTCAATGGATAAGTTCCTACAATAAAAGCATTCTGCCAATTTCCTAATCTCATTTTTACTTGATCTATTAAACAATTTCTTGTTTCAAAAATGTTTTGTTGTAGCTTTCTTGGTTTATTGTACTTGTCGCAAAAACTTATGCATTCCCATATTTTATCTATATCTATTATTAAATCATCTGCTGTTCCCATGCTTTCAACCCATGTTGATTTACCTGCACATGGCGAACCATAAACTATATATACTTTTTTAGGTAATTCATATCCAAATCTATGATGCACTGCATTATGACATTTAAAATGTATAAGCATTATATTGTCAGGATTAAGACTTATATTATAATCATTTACATTACTATTATTTAATGGTATTTTATGATGTCCTATACAGTCATAAGCTTTTACTATTTCCTCTCCGCAATATTCACAAAGTAATTTACCACTTTCATTTACTCTTTCTAACTTTAATGTTTGTAACAGGTTCTTCCATTCTTTTGATTTATATAAATCATGAGCATTCTCAAACATATTTTTCATTCCTTTACCATAAATCATTTTCAGCTTGTTTTTCTTTTAATTCTAATTCACGTTTACTAAATCCTAGCTTTATCATATTTTCCCTACTTTTTCTTTTAGCTTCTGTAACTCTTGTAAGTCCATCTTCTATTCTTTGTATTTTATCAAGAGTTGCTTCCGCTTCTGTTGTAGTTTCTATATTTCCTTGACTATTGTTTTTCTTTTTTATACTTCCTATTGTCATATCTCTTTCGGATTGTTCTAATGTCATTATTCTTCGCATCATTCTTAACTCTCTAATTGTCAATAGTTTATATTCTTCTATATATTCATTTAACAATAAACTATCTGTATTTTCTACTTTTATTTTCTTAAATATGCTTTTTTCTTCGTCTGTTAATACATTTTGAAATATACTTTCGTATTCCCCTGTTGTAACCGCATTCTTATTTCCAATTGGTGGTTGTCCACCTTTGTTATTTTTTGCATTTTTATTGCCTTTTAGAACTTGGCTTTTATCTCTTGTTAGATTATATTTTCGTATAATCTTTTTTAAATCAGGTAATGTAATGTTGTATTTTTTAAATATGTCTTTATATCGCATTCCTTGTAAATAATCATTTTTTATATTTTCTTCTTTTCTCTGGGTCAATACAACTCACCCACCTCCATTACTTTTTTTCCAATTCTGCTTTTTGTCCTGTTAGTTTTTCCCATCTTCTAATAATAACATCACAATATTTTGGATCTAATTCCATCGTATAACATTTCCTATTGGTTTGTTCTGCTGCTATCAATGTCGAACCGCTTCCACCAAACAAATCTAGTATTAATTCATTTTCCTTACTAGAATTTTTTATAAGATATGCTAATAAATCAATAGGTTTCATTGTTGGATGTTCTTCATTCTTTATTGGTTTATCAAATTCTAATACTGTAGTTTGATTTCTACTATCAGTAAAATAATGTGCTTTTCCTTCTTTCCAACCATATAAAATAGGTTCATGTCTCCATTGATAATCTTGCCTTCCCATTACAAATTTGTTTTTAACCCAAACTAAACATTCAGCTAATTTAAATCCTACAGTTTTAAATGCATTTCTAAAATTCATTCCTTCTGTATCGGCATGAAAAACATATATACTTCCTCCACATTTAATAGAATCATACATATTTCTAAAAGCATCTATCAAAAAATTATAAAATAGAGTATCTTCCATATTATCATTTTTTATTGTCAGTTTTTCCTTTGTTCCACCCTCATAATTAACATTATATGGTGGATCTGTTAAAATCATATCTGCCTCTTTGCTCTTCATTAATTGTAGTACCGCTTCTTTTTGTGTACTATCTCCACACATTAGTCTATGCTTACCTAATATCCAAATATCTCCTAATTTTGAAATTGGTTGTTCTATTTCTTTTAGTTCTTCTTCTAAATCAAACTCATCTTCTTTTGAACCAGTTATATCTTTTAATATATCGTCTACTTCATCAAATGAAAAACCCGTATTTTCCATATTAAAGTCTTCTTTTTTTAATTCTGCCATCAATTCTTCAAGTTTCAATTTATCCCATTCACCCGATACATTTTCATTATTAAGAGTAATATTGCAACCTTTTTCTTTATTTTTATCATAATCTACAACTACACATTCTATTTCCGTGTAGCCTAAATCCTCTAGTATTTTTAATCTTTGATGACCACCGATTATTGTCATATCTTTATTTACAACAAGTGGTATTACACATCCATACTCCGTTATACTTTTTTTAATTTTTTGATATTCTTCGTCTTCCGGCTTTAGATCTTTTCTTGGATTGTACTTTGCTGGTTTTAATTCTGTTATTTTTATTTTTTGTATATTCATTTTGATACTCCTTAAAACATCTTGTTTCAAATTTACAAGTTTTACACTCTCTTAACATACATCTACCCAAATTCATAGGCACATACCTCTTTTGTAATTATTGGTTGCGGACATAGGATTCGAACCTCGTCTATGGGATATGACCCCATTATGCTTCCTTTGCACCATCTCCGCAATATAAAAAATAGTCACCGACAAATATATCGGCGACCTCATTACAAAGGAGAAACAAATAGATATTCATATTTTTCTCGATTATAATTATAACATAGCATTTTTTATAAAAATATATAAAAAATATATAAATTTTATATAATTTTTCTAAACTTTTTTACTTTTATTATATTCATGTTGCATTTCCTTTATAGATTTTTCTATTGTTTTATGTATTGCAACATAACCTCTGTCTTTTTTTGTTGCTATTTCCTCTATACTTATTTTCTGATAAAATCTCATATCAATAATATCCTGATTATATTTTTTTAATGTTTTAACTAAATCCTCTACAATTTTAATTTTATTTTGTAATTCATCCTTATATCTTTGTTTTTCTTCAATTTTTTCTTGTGCATTTATTATTGCCTCTTCTAATTGTGATTTTGTATAACCTTTTGCTTTTGGTAAACCATCCATATTTGCACTTTTTAAATCGTAAATCTCCGCTTGTATTTCTTGTATTTCACTACTTGTAATACTTATTCTTAATTTATATACATTATAATTTTCTAATACCTCTTGAACATTCATCTTTTGTTCCTCCTATTCTAAAAAAAATATAAATTTCATTTTAATTTCAGCCATTTGATACCTCCAATTTTTCTATTGTGTTTATTTTCATTTTTTTATTATACACAGTAAATTTTCTTGTTTCGTTCTTACAGCTGTCTATGTTTATTGTTTTTTATGTTTTATTGTTTTTCATACAAATTCTTGACTATATTGTAATATCTCAAATATGTATATTTTTCTTTATTTCCTTGAACAATCTTATTTATTTCATTTCGTTGTACTCCTTCACTTTGCAAAAGTTTAATGAATTTCTTTTTGCTTATTTTTTTATCCAAAATAGTATATATAAAATTATTAACAGCTTTCTTTGTATTATCAAATATATCTGCACTTATTTCTGCTATTGTATTAGCAATTTGTTCAAATACTTCCACTACTGGTTTCATAATGTCATCAATAAGTTTTTTTATTTTCTTTTCCGCTTCTATATATTCCTCTTCTAATAGTCCTACTTTTAAATTATCTCCATCACAAATAATTTTAGAAAAATATCCACTTTTGTTTAAGCATTGAACTTGTCCAATTGTAATATTTTTATAACTAATCTCCTTCATTACTATCTCCTCTTAAATTTATTTGTAATTGAACTTCCTTTAACATTTTTTCTTGTGCTAAATTATAAAATTGTTTTTTTATTTCAAATCCATAACAATTTCTATTCATTTCTGCACAAGCCCTCAATGTACTTCCACTTCCAGCAACAGGATCTATAACCACATCTCCTTCATCTGTAAATATTTCTATTATTCTTTTTAATAATCCAACTGGTTTTTGTGTTGGATGTATTTTAGGATATTGTTTTGAATTATCCCTCTTCCATTCAAACCAGTTAAATATCATGTGTTTTTTTCCATCTACTCCAATATTATTAAATTTTGGTAGTTTATCTCTATATAATACAACTGCATATTCTGTTGCTCCAACAACCTTCATATTTGCTTTTAATACTTGAGCAGAATAATTTTTTATAAATACTAATGGATAACTTTTTAATAATCCATGTTTTTTCCCCTCATCAATAACACTTTGTATTTGTTCAAATGCACAGAACACAACCATTGCAGGTGCTTGTCCTTTTTCTTTTGGTTCTTTTTTTAAATATCTTGTGCAAAAGTCAAAAAAGTTATTTATTTTAAAATCTTTATCTGTATCAAAAAATGTTTTATTTGCTTTATCACTTTCTCCGTTTTTATTATCTCCACCAACATACCACATTGGATTACTTGCATAAGCATTATTTCCTAGATTATATGGTATATCAGCAATTATAAGTTGTGCATGTGGTATTCCGTATCTTTTTGCATTTTCAAAATGATCATTATACAATTCAATCTTTAGTCCCATTTTAATCCCTCTTCTTTCTTATGTTTATTTTTTTCTTTTAAAAAATTCTTTCCAAAAAGATGACATTTTCTCTATTTCTTCCTGTAATAATTCTACTATTGGCTCTCCTATTTCCATAGCCCATCCGATTATGTTTGCTACTATCCAAAAAATAAAGTATATTGGGCTTAATAAAATAACTAATAATTTAAATAATATTTCCTTCATTTTTTTCCTCCATATTAACTATTTTTTATGACATTTATAAAATCAATTCCATATTTTTTTGCTATTAAATATGAAGTATATCCATCCTTTAAATTATTGTCTTTATCTACAATTATTTGTGTTTCAAAATTTTGATTTTTCTTAAAATATTCTATTCTTTCTTTCATTTTTTCAATTCTTGGTTTTTGAAATTCTTTAGGTATTCTTATATCATTGATTCTCATTATTTTTACTTTATTTAATTTTTTTAAATCATCTGTTAATTCATTTATAATACCAAATTGCAAATTTATTAACTTGTCCGCTTCATATATAATTTTGTCTTTTTCTTGGATTAACTTATTATCAAAATATTCTATTAATGCAATATTTCCCCATAAAATTGCACATACTATACATGTAAGATTTTTAGAAATTATGGAAATAACAACTTCATATACT